CGACATACCTCCATCAAGGGAGTCTCTTGAATTCACATCTAAAAGTATAAAGTTCGTATCTGCAAAACTCAGTGAGATCAAAGAAGACTACCTCTTTGACTTTGAATATAAAATTGAAAATGCAAAGAACGAAGTAGAACTTCTAGATATTCTTAAAAATAGAATCACTGAATGGATCAAAAATAAAGACTTTGAAACAAAAGTGTTCACTTATAAAGGAGATGAACAAACAGGTATAGACTTAGTAGCATTAACTGACAGTCAAATCCTAGGAGTTACTGTAAAAGAACACAGATCTTATTATAAAACACTACGACCAGCATATAACGGTGCCAGCGTAGCTAATATCATAAGAGGTATAACCTCAAGATCTTACAATAATAAAGATGAAGTAGGAGAAGTATACCTTAATGACCTGTCACCAAGAGCTAATAAAGTAATACAAGAACATAAATCTCTTATTGCAATGAACTCTAGTGTTGTGTTCCCAACTGAAGGTAAATCAAAGTTGTTTCAAGATGCTGCAAATAAAATAGAGTTAAAGCTCAAGTATGCAGGTTTCAATCCAGTTAGATTGTCAACCCTGATGACCATGCCTGTTGTTGTTAAAGGCACATCCTCAAAGGTTTACAACAAACCTGATCAAGTGTTTCTTATTGATCACAGAGGTGAAGTAATAAAACAAAGCCTTAAAGTACTCCCAGATGAAGGATATTTTACAACAATGTCTAATTGGTCTGTACGATCAAATATGGGATACCTTTCAGCCCTCATTAGTGTACTAAATATAAAAGTACACGCCCTTAGAAGCCATGCTCAAATGGCCGTAAGTAAGTCTAACAGTAAGTGGATATCAGTCCATAAACTAGAAGATCAATTAATCAAAGGTTTAAAAGCTAAACTAAAAAGAGCCAATGATGCTGAAAGTAAATATTATGAAATAACAAAGGAGCTTGAATGTAATCCATTATTCACCAAAGAATTTAATGATATTATCACCCACATCAATGATCCAGAATGGAATAAAAGTAAACTGGTAAAACTATCAATTGCTTGTAATTCAATTCAAGTTGAGTACAATGAAAGCAGATTGACCTCATCAGAATCATACCAAATATCAAAAAAAGATATCAAAATACCAACATCTAAAGCTAAAGTTAACACAAGCATTATGAAGCTTGCAAAACATGCTGAAGATAACTACGCAGAAGCTCTAACAACTTCATTCAATTGGAAAAGTTGGGATAAAGAACGAAAGAGTATGAAGCAAACAATAAATTTAATCATAGGTAATTTCAAATGAATATAATCACAGATAACTCGATAACAGTCTTTGATCAACTCAAACCAGTGACAGTAACTTCGTCACATACACTATTTGAAGAAATAAAAGACTTAGTCTTAGAGGGTTTCTACGAAAAAGCACTAGACCTCATTGATAACCGCAGGACTGCCAAACGAGCCATTGCTGATACAAGCTTTGAACTTGTAAAAGACTGCCTGTACCTCGATGACTACCGCATACCAGATAACATGGCTGCGCGTATCTTCGATTTAATGAGCAGTTATGCATCTGTAAAGCCCTTAGAACGCTTCTTCCGTAATCTCTTAGCAAACCCTTCATATCGTGCTGTTCAAGAGTTATACGGGTTCCTAGAGCTGTCTAAGCTGCCTATCACAGACGATGGACACTTTGTTGCATACAAAGCAGTCAACAGTGAGTTCCGTGATTGCTTCACAGGAACTATGGATAACAGCATAGGTGCACAACCTACCATGCCACGTAATCTAGTAGACGAAGACAAAAACCGTACATGCTCTGCAGGTCTGCACTTTGCAGGATATGAGTATGCACGTGGGTTCGTACCCAGTGACGGCCATCTAATGGCTGTACGTATAAACCCCAAGGATGTAGTCGCCATCCCTTCGGACTACAACAATATGAAAGGTCGTGCATCGACTTATACTATTGTTAATGAGATCGAAGATAAAGCTGACACACTCACAGACACGCCTCTGTATAAAGGCGACTTTGAAGCACAAACAGAACTATCACTTTAATTTCAGAAGGAAGTACACATATGTCAAATTTAGGATCAAGTATCTTACGTAACGTAACTCTTAACTACTTAAAAGTAGATCCATCAAAACCAGTATCACCTTTTGGAACACTGCAGTGGGAAGTACAAATCGAAGTATCAGAAGATCGACAAGATGAAATTGCAGAAATGGGTAAGCTACGTACACTAGAAAACGGTAACGTAGCCATTAATATTAAACGTAAAGCATTAAAACACGATGGATCACCTAACTTTCCAGTAGCCCTTGTAGATGCACAAAAGAAAACAATTGAAGTCTTCAATAACATCGGTAATGGTTCAACAGGTAATGTAAAAGTATACCGTAACGAATACGATGTAGCTGGTCGTCAAGGTATTTCAACTTCACTGTCTGCAATCCAAATCACTAACCTAATCGAGTACACAGGGTCAGTAGATTTCGATATTGAAAGTGAAGAAGTAGCAACACACGATGACTTCTAAGTAGAAATAAGAGAGGCCTAACAAGCCTCTCACTCTTCTTATGTCAAGTGACAAAGGAATGTACCCGAAGTATCTAAAAGGAACCATTGGAGAAAAAGACTCAAATGGTATTTATACTACCGCTAATAATGATTATATCTTTCATTCTAAATATAATCGACAGGAAGTAAAATGATTAAACTCTCTAAAACAAGTAAGATGCCACGTAAATGTAAATCATGGTCATTGGAAGCCTTGAAAACATGCCCCGGAAGTATTAAAAACATCATAAAAGGCATTATAGAACTTGTAGATGCATGTAAAGGTTGTTATGCAACCACAGGTATGTACAACATGCCAAATGTAATAGCACCAAGAGTACATAACAAAGAAGATTGGAAACGAAAAGATTGGGTTGACAATATGGTTAAAGCAATATTCAATGATGAACTATTTCGATGGTTTGATTCAGGTGATTGTTATGACCTCAGGTTAGCTAAGAAGATCAAACAGGTGATTGAAAGAACACCAAAGACTAAACACTGGTTTCCAACAAGGCAACACAAGTTCCCTAAGTTCGCCAAAATACTAGCTGAAATAGCTTCACTGCCAAATGCAGTTGTACGTCTGTCTTCAGATTCAATAACTGGTGGAATTATAGCAGGTAAAACAACATCAACTATCTGGAGTACAGAACCACCTAAAGGTACTTTTGAATGTGGTGCATATACCAGAGATGGTCAATGTAAAGACTGCAGAGCTTGTTGGGATAAGCTGGTAAAAGTAGTAGCGTACCCCGGTCATGGAGCTAAAATGCTTAAAGTAATCAGACTACAAGGGTAATTGAAGTTAATTGTTTCTTATAGTTTACTTTGTGCCTTATAAGATACAAAAGAGTAATAAACCACAAACATGATACTCACTAAGATACATAACGGATAACTTATGATAGAAATACAAATGAATAAAACAGAGCTAGCTGAAGCTAAAAAGCAAGCAAAAGAAATGGGAAATATTGAACATTCAATAACCAAAGGACAAGGTAACATTGCAGGATTCTTAGCAGAGCTTGCTGTAGCTAAACACTATGGAGCTACTCAAAAGAATACGTATAACTATGATTTAGTAATGCCAAATGGAACTACTATTGATGTAAAAGCTAAACGAACAACTGTAAAACCTCGCCCTTACTACGAATGCTCTGTTGCTGCATATAACACCAAACAAAACTGCGATTACTACTCATTTTGCAGAGTATCAAACGACATGGATATAGTCTGGTTACTAGGTACAATTAAAAAGGAAGAATATTTGGATAAATCTGAAAAGAAAACTAAAGGTGATGTAGACCCGAGTAATAACTTTATATTTAAAGCAGACTGTTACAATCTAAAAATATCAGACCTGCCACCACTATCAAAAACACTTTAAAATTAAAGAGTACTGCACTATGCTCAAAGAACCACAAAACATAATCAAAATAAGCAGTCAGCACATTGACGGTGAGTATTCACAGATGGTCTTTGATGCTGGCGAAATCCACCATGAGGATCTAGTTGAACGATTCCAGAACTTCCTACGTGGGATTGGGTATAATATCCCATATAATAATCAAAATGAATTTATGAAATAACAACGGAGAATAAAATGAGTGTTCAAGTGAATATTGAAGAATACGAGAATATCTTAAAAACCCATGATTGGACTTATCAGTATTCTGATGATCCCAGCGCATATGCAAGAGGTGCTGGTAGTCTGCAAAAGATACATAAACATAAGAATACAACCCCAAAACACCAAGAACTATTCATAAAGTATCATAAAGATGTAGAGATGTTAAATTGATAGCTGCAGTAATGTGCCTAGCCTTAAATTTGTATTGGGAAGCAAGAGATCAACCCGTACTAGGTCAGTTAGCCGTAGGCTTAAGTACAATGAACAGGGTGTCAGATAAACGATACCCTGACAATGTATGTGATGTGGTAAAGCAAGCCAAGTACAACGCATGGGATATGGATAACCCTATACGACATCGTTGCCAATATTCATGGTTTTGTGATGGCATGTCAGATTTACCCTCTGATGGTAAAGCTATGCTGGAGGCTACGATCTTAGCTCAGAACATTTACTACGGTAGAGTGACTGATATATCTGATGGGGCAACGCACTATCATGCCACATGGATTGAAACGCCCTACTGGGCATATGAAATGACAACATTGTTCACGATTGATGATCATATCTTTTACAGATAACTCATTTTAAGAGCCTTGACCTCTAGGTTACTCTCTAGATCTTTTAAGTACCTTATAGAACTTAAATAACTACGGAGTAACCTAAATGATAGATCACGTTAAGTACGTGGAAGGTACAGTAAAGCCTGAAAACCTAACAAAGAAACCAAAAATAGCTATAACAGAGTCATCGCTTGCAAACCTTAAACCCAAGTGGGATAAAGAACACATGAAGATGATGTCAGGTAAAAGCATTGAAAAGCGGAGATCTAATAAAGAAGCCCGTGAGAAAATGAAAGAAACTGTGCAAATACTAAAATACCTTTCAGATGGTGTACTAGCAGATATGCCAACAGGACTCACAGTAATGCAAATAATGATGCTCCGGGCTATCCAAGATGGTGACCCTGCCGAAGCATCTAAACTTGCTGCAACAATAGCTGAGTACCAACAACCTAAACTGCAACGTACTGAAAATATAAACACAAACATAAACTTGGAAGACCTAACCGATGAAGAACTGGCGCAACAGCTTGCAATCATCAATGAGCCTAACCTCAAACCACTTAAAGATATTGAAGGCGAAGTCGTAGATGACTAGCTATAATAATATAACTGGGGATGCTTTAGTTTCTAAGAGCAACACTAAAAACTTCCGTGATAATTACGACAAGATATTCTCTAGTCCTAAGAAAGGAAAGAAAGAGAAATCGAGTAATGAAAGAAAACTTAATAGAATTCCTTAAAGGTTTTACATACACAGGGGTTTGCGCAATATCAACAATCATACTAATAGAAACCATTATAAAAAACAATATAGCAGGGTAATATATGAATATATATGATGTACACAGTTTACAAGATGTTATCGTAGATAATATAGCTATGTCAGATTACCCTGACTTAGTCGATGCTTACATCTCTTCAGCATCAGATAACACTGGCACTCCACTTACAGAGAGTCAACTAGACCATATAAATGAAAACGAACAAGAGTTTGTTCAAGAAATGGCACACGATCAAATAATGGGAGGAGTATGACATGAGTATGTCCGTAAACACAGGTATAGTCTTTATACCTAAAATACCTGACCACCTTATTAAAACAAAAGGAACCCCTGAAGCTTACTCAAAAGAAGAGTTAGTAAAAGTAATAGACCTACGTGCCTCAGGTCTAAGTTACAGAGAATGCGGAGTTGAAATGGCCAGAGGTGGGGGTAGTATTGCTTGTGCCATTACCTATCATAAACTAAATGATGCTATCACAGAGAAAAAAGAATCACTGGGGGCATCTCTATGAGCATTGTACTGTCACTGTATGATTACACAGGTGTTGCAGTTGTCCCTTGGGCAAAAGCGGGGTATACCTGCTATTGCTACGATATACAACATGACAATACCCGTATAGACAATTATGAAAGTGGGGGTTCAATCCACTATCTGAATGCAGATCTACACGACTATCATGAAATAAACAACCTATGGCATGAGTTTGATGACGTAGATGATGATGTTGTATTTGCAATGGCTTTCCCTGTATGCACAGACATGGCAGTGTCAGGTGCTGCATGGTTTAAAGCTAAAGCATTAATAGATCCATTGTTTCAAAGAAAAGCAGTAGGTTACGCAATGTGGTGCGATGAACTCTTTACTGATATTGAAGTTCCGTATTACATAGAAAACCCAGTATCAGTATTATCAACCCTTTGGAGAAAACCTGACTATAGGTTCCACCCTTATGAATACGGTGGTTACATCAAAAAAGGTGAAGAATGCCACCCAATCTACCCAGAATACATTGCACCAAATGATGCATACTCAAAACACACATGCTTATGGACAGGTGGAGGTTTTGCAATGCCAGCAAAAGATCCAGTAGCTTGTGAAAGTTACGGATCAAGTACCCAACATAGAAAGCTTGGTGGTAAATCAATGAAGACAAAGAACATACGAAGTGCAACACCAAGAGGTTTTGCGGAAGCAGTTTACCAAGCTAATAATTACAGGGGTACAAAATGAATGGTTGAAGATAAAATAAAGACAGAACCAACAATTGAAAACTCAGCAATGGACTCCCAAATAGGTGGTGATCACTACAAATATCAAGGAATTCAACCACTTGAAGCTACATATGCTAACTTCGGTTATGAAGGAATACGTGCATCTATTTACACAAAAGTAAATAAATACCTAACACGCGAAAAAGGATCACATGCTAAAGATCTTGAAAAAGCAATCCATGTGTTAGAAATGCAATTAGAGTTCTTCAATAGAGGTGATAAGTGATATTTGATACAAAAACATGGCTTAAATCGATTGTAATTGGTTATAAAAACGGAGTCCCCCATCTACTACAGTACGTAATAAATGATAAAGAAACAGACAACCTGACAAAATTAATAGATTCCCTGTCAGAGCTTAGAGTAGCTGAAGCATTAGATGAATATATGCAAGACGAGGATGACCAATGATTATAAAGTTTTACACAGAAGGATGTCAGCCTTGCTATGCACTTAGCACCTTATTAGATAATAAAATGATTGACTATGTATCATGTAATATAGAATCTGATTGGCTTTTAGCTTTAGAACATAAAATACGAAGTGTTCCAACACTACTAAACACAGAAACAAATAACAGACTCATTGGGTTTAAAGATAAAGAAACAGTTGAAGGATGGTTAAATGACAATCCAAGTTGATTACTCTAGAAATAGTTTACTTTCAAATCAAGCTTACACATTATTAAAAGACTACTACTGTCGTGAAAATGAAGACCCACAAGATGCATATGCAAGAGCTGCTATGGCATTCTGTAAAGCTGATTATGATTTAGCACAACGAATATATGACTACGCAAGTAAAGGTTGGTTTATGTTCAGCTCACCTATCCTGTCTAACGCACCAGCACTAGGAGAAAAAGTACGTGGTCTTCCTATTAGTTGTTTCTTAGCTTATGTACCTGATTCACTAGAAGGGCTTATTGGACATTCTACAGAGCTACGTTGGCTTTCAGTAAAAGGAGGTGGCGTAGGTGGTCATTGGTCAGACATTAGGTCTGTCAGTGATGTTGCACCTTCACCAATACCTTTCTTAAAAACAGTAGACAGCGATATGACTGCTTACAGACAAGGCAAGACTAGAAAAGGTTCTTATGCTGCCTACATGGACATCTCACACCCTGACATAATTGAGTTCATTAACATACGTGTACCAACAGGTGGAGATCCTAATCGTAAAGCGTTCAATATTCACAACGCTGTAAACATAACTGATTCATTTATGGATGCAGTAGTGTCCGGGAGTACTTGGGATCTTATAGATCCTAATGATCAAACAGCAAGAGACACAATACCTGCAAGAGACCTATGGGAACGTCTGATAGAAACACGGTTCCGTACTGGAGAACCATACCTAAACTTTATTGATGAAGCTAACAGACACCTACCACCAGAAATGAGAGAAAAGGGTTTAACCATTAAAGGTTCAAACCTTTGTAATGAAATTCATCTACCGACAAACGAAGATCGTACAGCAGTATGTTGTTTGTCAAGTGTAAACCTTGAATATTATCAAGATTGGAAAGAAACCACTATGGTTGCTGACCTAATCACTATGTTAGATAATGTAATATCCTTCTTCTGCTTCCATGCACCTAAAGAACTCCGTAAAGCTGTCTACAGCGCCACACAAGAGCGTTCCTTAGGACTAGGGGCAATGGGTTTCCATAGCGCATTACAGCGTGTAGGGATACCGTGGGAGACTCCTATGGCTACTGCATATAATACTGAGATGTTTACTCATATTAAAGCACAAGCTAGAGCAGCATCAGTGTACTTAGCAGAAGAACGTGGTTCATGTCCAGATATAGATGGAATAAGAAACTCACATTTGTTAGCTATTGCACCTAATGCTAACTCATCTATAATTGCTGGTTGCTCAGCATCAATAGAACCACTTAAATCTAATGCATTTACACATCGTACAAGAGTAGGTGCTCACTTAGTTAAGAACCCGTACCTTGCATTAGTACTTAAAGGTTATAACGATGATGATGAATGGCTTGAAAAGCAATGGAAATCAATAATACTAAACGAAGGAAGTGTACAACACCTAGAATGGATGGATGATTGGGATAAACAAATCTTTAAAACAGCTTTCGAGCTAGATCAGAGGTGGGTTATAGACCATGCAGCAACACGACAGCCATTTATATGTCAAGGACAGTCTGTTAATTTATTCTTT